TCTCTAATTCAAGAAGCTTCTTATGTTTTTTTACTTTGTCTGTGTGTTCAGTCATTTAATATACCTCTTTGTTAACTTCGTAATCGCCCTCATTCATTGACTCAGCTAAAGACCATTTATCACTTTTGTAATCGTAATAAAATATATCTTTATAACAAGCGTCTCCATGAACAACTAAAGCTATATCGCCACACCAACCAGGATTATCTGGAACATAATTTCTGATAATGGCAACGTTATTTAAATGTTCTAAGGTAATCTCTGGCCCACCATAATATTTTTCATGAGCTTCAAGTATTCCTTGTAATTCTTTTTTTGTAGGTTTCATATTTTTCTCCGTTTATACCTATAAATTATACAGACTTTTACTATAAAAACAACACAGAATTACATATCCCACAGGATAACAACAGATAAAAAAAATGTCGGTGATGAGATACTTTATTCGCAATACAAAGCCTCCCACCCTCATTGCCTATACTTTTGCGTCCTTTTGCGTCCTTTCGCACCCCCACACCAGGTTTTGCGGCCTATTGCGTGCGGCCTTGCGTGTCTATTCGTAAGCTTTCCCGGATTCCAGGCATAAAAAAACCCGGCGTTAACCGGGCTTAGTCGTTTCACAGATCCGGCCTCGTGAATTAAGATCCGCCATTCAGGATCTTACTGGTAAGCTTTGGCGTGGTGGCTGGTTTCCACTTATCCACTTCAGCTCTAACCCGCGTATAGCTCCGGGCTTTTACAAGAGCGCTGCCATCATCAAAGCTTGTATTTATTATACATCAATTCAACACTTAAATGCAAATAAAAAACCCGGCATAAGCCGGGCTTGATTGTTGTTTAGCTTACTTAGCAATCAGTAAATATCACATCAAAGCCATAATAGCATTCTAAATACCAGTCATTAGGATTGCTAAACATGTCATAACTTTTTGGGTGCGAGCTTAAAGAATAAGCAACGCCCCATTCCCAGGGACCGGCCTCGAAAGTTACCCAGATATCCTCTTTACCTATTTCTTGTGGATAATCACCAGATTTTTTTGTCATTGATACCTCTGTATCTGGATCAAATCCCATGAGCTTTGCTTGTTTACGCAAAGCTTGATACAACATATCAGCCGCTTTTTCTTTTGGCACAGCCTGGCTAACCAAATCAGGTAAGATCTTTGGATCTAAATTTTCTTGAACATTCATAATTTCCTCCGTATTTTATTATGATTATTAATTATACATCAAATAACACATGACTACAAATAAAAACCCAGTCCAAAAAAAAGGAGGCCTTGCGGCCTCCCTTGATGTATTTGTTTTTTGGAGAAAAACAATTATGAATTTGCGAACCATAACATGTGCGGCCTGGGATGTAAAGACACCGGGCCTTGCGGCCCGGAGATCCCGGAGGATTAATAAGCTTGTGCGAGCTTGAATATGCAGACACCGAAGACTGCGCCAGCCAGGAAGACTAGGCCGCCAGGAATGACGGCCACATAATAACTTAGTTGAAAGGGAACACTCACTGCTAATGCAGTGAGTATGCCTAAAGTAAATCCTTGTTTCATGCGATCACCTCTAGTTGAGTTTCACTTAGATTGATGGTTAAGTTGCCACCATCTCGTAAACGAATTAATGCAGATATATCTAAAGGGATATCTTCTACAAAGTCATCGCCACTAACTTCGTGCGTTCTGTCCCATAGATCATCATGCTTGTCATACTTGGGATTGTATCCACTAGCATAGACAACCTTATTCGATGATGATGGTTTCTTGAGATAAGATTGCATCAAGTAAATGCCCTCGTCTTTAACAAGGTAGAACCCTTTTTGATCTGTGGTTTCTTTACTGTAAGCAATCTTAAAAGTATCAGCGTTCAAGGTCTCTTTCGCAAGAGACCTTAAAGTTTTATTAGATTTGAATTTTAGCTTATGCATTACGCCACCTCTTCCATCATCTCAAGAGTAACAACTTCATCAAGTGGTTTGAAATTTGTATGAAACCATTGACTCATTCCCTCGTAGGCTTGAGGCGTGCTGATATTATCAGACTGAGCAACATGCCATTTTCCATCTTTAAAAAGATAAACAAACTCAATCCATAAAGCGTCTAGTTCACGCATGAATAAACGCTCATTAGAATACTCAATAGGTTTGTCTTTGTGCACTCTGCCATCATTGATTAACTCAATGGTAGGCTGAAGAGAAGACATATAGCCATTGTCTACTAAGTCTCTAGCTTGTTTTTCTCCATTGTAATACTTCAAAAGCATTACTCCGTTATATTCGATATAACCATCATAATGGCAATAACTTGCAATGATTTTATCGTCCTCAGTTGCATATGCAACATTACTTCTTGTTCCCATAATTTTTCTCCGTTTTAGGTTAACAATAATTAATTATACATCGATTAACATATATAAACAAATTAATATTTTGCAAAAACTTCTCATGTCATTTGCGAATTGGTTTAGCTTTTGCGATCTTGTGCGTTCAATTCTTTTTGCGATCTTCAGCGTTGACTAGCAGCTTGCGATCTTTGGCGTTAGCTTTAGGCCTGGAGCGTTAGTCCCGGATCCGGGAACCAGGCCTGGGATCTGCAAATGAACTGGGCCGCCAGTCCAAAAAAAAGGGGAGCAGTTGCTCCCCTAGTTGGTGTTGGCCTATTCTACATAAATGCAACCACTAGGATGCATATAATGAGTGCAATTGGTTTCAGGACATACCAATTAAATCGCTCAAGTCCCTCCATAGACTTGAGCTCTTTAACAAATTGATTAAAGCTATTCATTACTGCCACCTCCCATCTTCAAGATCTTGCTCTTTCAGATCGAAGTATTCATCTTCGCCTTCAAATTGCACTCCCCAATCTAAAGATAGATTATGCTCATCGCAATACTCTTTTAGCTTGAGATAGATTTTAGTGGGGCATGACCAAGCTGTTAAGAAATTAACATGGAGTTGATTCATATCATCTATGTCAATATCAACATCGTAAGCATTCCATTTGGTATCCCAATTGTCTATGCTCCATCGATACCAATTATCAGCTCCATGCTCTCTAATCCATCGCTTGCGAGTGAATGCATCAGATGGCACAAGATGACCATCTTTAAGCATCCAAGGGTCGCCATCGCCAAAGGCAAATGGGTCATCAATCTCTAAAGCTTTCTTTAGGTCAGATGGCATGGGTATCATTGCATTAAAATCAAACTCACCTTTATGAATAGAGAGCATGGTTCTAAGGCTATGTAATGCAAGTTGCTCTTTCGAGCAACCTGTATTAGTTTCAACTTCAACAAAGTTAGATGTATGATTTGGCATTATGCTACCCATCCATTGATTTTGAATTGAGCACTTGGTCTAGAAACAGGTGGAGTTCTATGAGATATCAAGATATCTGCTAACTCTTTATCACCTTTTAGAATACCTCTAACTTGCTTTCTGTCTTTAGTAATATGAGCATCAATCAAGTTAACCTCAGACCATGACTTGAAAGTTCTAGGAATTCCAAAGCCATTTGGTTTTAGGATTAACTGACTGCATACATCTTTTCTTACTTCAGATCGTAATGCATCAATCATTCTTTTACACTCTAAGTAATCTCTTACTTCTTGAGTTTCTAAAGTCTTTAAAGCAGACTGTAAGCTTTTAAGTTGATCTAATTGTTTCATTAGTTCTTTCTCCAAATTGTCAGTTGTCATAATGTTTGGATATTTAATTACCAACTGAACTACGTTCAGTATATAGATTTATTAAACACTTTGCAACACTTTTTATACATTAATTTACATACATAATTATAAGCTTGGGTCTCTATTGAATCGCGTCCCATTTTTTTGCAGCTTTTTTTTGCTGACCCCCACCCCCACGATTAAGGGGGTATGTGTTGTGTGTAGTGCTAGTAAAATAACAATAAACACAAACAATCAGCAAAAAATTAGTTTTGGGACCCCTATTGAGATACTATATTGCAATTATGGATAAAGAAGCATTCTTAGGTCATGTTTCAGATGACGCTCTCAAAGAGATAGTCGCTATACAAGATCGCATAAAAAAATTAGATACCAGCGGCAAAGCTAAGAAAGACTTCATCCACTACATCAAAAATGTATGGGATGGCTTCATCGAAGGCGAGCACCATAAGCTCTTCGCCAAAAAACTTGAAGCTGTCGCCCAAGGCAAATGTAAACGCCTCATCGTTAACATGCCCCCACGTCATACCAAATCTGAGTTTGCTTCAGTTTACTTCCCTAGCTGGATCATGGGCCTAAAGCCTGACATGAAAATCATGCAGACCACCCACACCGCCGAACTCTCAGCAAGGTTTGGCCGCAAGGTGCGTAACTTGATGGACACCACAGAATACAAGCAGATCTTTGAAAACGTAAACCTATCGGCTGATTCCAAGTCGGCGGGTCGCTGGGAGACGAGTCACGGTGGCGAATACTTTGCTGCTGGGGTTGGCGGTGCGATTACTGGGCGAGGTGCGGATCTGCTGATTATTGACGACCCCCACTCTGAACAGGATGCCCTTTCGCCCACTGCGCTTGAGTCGGCTTATGAGTGGTATACCTCTGGTCCGCGTCAGCGTTTGCAACCGGGTGGAGCTATTGTGATAGTCATGACTAGGTGGAGCACGCTTGATTTAACTGAGAAGCTGTTAAGACGTATGGGCGAAGACCATGCAGATAAGTGGGAAGTCTTGGAACTCCCTGCCATTTTGGAAAGCGGTAAACCCTTGTGGCCTGGTTTTTGGAAGCTCGAAGAACTTGAGTCAGTGAAAGCTTCTTTGCCGGTGGCCAAGTGGAACGCCCAGTACATGCAAAACCCCACCTCTGAAGAGGGAGCTTTGATTAAACGTGAGTGGTGGCAGATATGGGAGCACGATGATCCACCCCCTTGTTCATACATACTCCAGTCTTACGATACCGCTTTTAGTTCTAAGCAGACTGCTGACTATAGTGCCATTACCACCTGGGGCGTGTTTCGTCCGAGTGATGGTGCACCTGAGTCGATTATCTTGCTTGATGCCAAACGTGGGCGTTGGGACTTTCCAGAGTTGAAAACCACAGCTTACGATGAATACATGTATTGGCAACCGGATACTGTCTTGGTAGAATCCCAAGCAAGTGGTACGCCTTTGACCCATGAGTTGCGGATGATGGGAATCCCGGTGGTGAACTATCGACCTACCAAGGGCAAGGATAAAGTTACTAGGGTGCACTCAGTGTCACCTGTGTTTGAAGCTGGTATGGTATGGGCTCCAGAAGCTATTTATGCAGATGAAGTCATGGAAGAATGTGCAGCCTTTCCGTATGGCGAAAATGATGATTTTGTAGATTCGACAACACAGGCTATACTAAGATTTCGTCAAGGTAACTTTGTGCGATTGGCAACTGACGAAGAGGATGAAGAGCCAATCCCCAAACAGAGAATATATTATTAGAGGTAATAATCATGGCAAGAAAAATAATTAAAAAAGCGGTTAAAGAAGGAATCAAACGTGGCAGAGGTAGACCCAAGGGATCTACTAATAAAACAAAAACAACTAAACTTAAAAAAGGCCCTATTCAATCAGAAAGAAGTAAAATAGAAGCAGCTAACAAGGCAGCGGCTAACAAAAGAACTTCTAAGTCTATTGCTAAGAAAGCATTAAAAGCAACACCAGCAACAGCTGCAAAGAAAACCAGTGGCAGAGGAAACATTAGAGCCACTGCTCTTGGACTAGGCGCATCAGCTGCAGCGATTGGAACTTTAAATAAAAAGAAACCAGCACCAAAAGAAACATTTGCTCAAGCATTTAAAAAAGCTAGAGCCAAAGGTGAAGGCACTAAGTTTACTCATGATGGCAAACAATATGTTGCTGTGACTAAAACTGACCTAAAGAAAAAAGGTTACGATGCTAACGAGCTTGCTGCTTACAACAAGCGTGGCGGTAAAGCCAGAGGTCCTTTAAATAGATTAGGTCAAAAAGCTAAGAAAGTTCTTTTAGGTAAAGACAAGAAGTTCGGTGGCGATAAAGGCGCAATTGACTTTATTAGAAAGCCTAAGAAGAAAGCAGGCGGTGGCATGATGAAGTCTAAAGGCTACAGAAGCGGTGGTTCAGTTAACAAAAGAAAAGCTACCGGTGCTGCCAAGAGAGGATTTGGTAAAGCTTACATGAAAGGCAGAAGATAAAAAAAACATAAATGGCAACAGTAGACAAAGCAATCACCGTTGAGGATCAAATTGATCTTGAAGTTAGAGACAGATCCAAAGAGATGGAGATTGATGTTCAAGAAGAACAACCAGAGCTTGATGATTTTGAAGAGCTAGAAGATGGAACTCTAGTCTTTGGTGCAGTCGCACCCCCACTAGATAACACAGATTTCTATGCTAACTTGGCTGAGAGTATTAATAGCCAAGAGCTTAATGTAATTAAGAATGATCTCATGGATAGCGTTGAGTCTGACAAAGATTCGCGCAGCGATTGGGAGCAAACTTATCGTGACGGCCTAGAGTACCTTGGCATGAAGTATGAAGAAAGGTCACAACCCTTTGAGGGTGCAAGTGGGGTGATGCATCCTCTATTGGCAGAATCCGTGACCCAATTCCAAGCGCAAGCTTACAATGAGATCTTGCCATCGCAAGGCCCAGTTAAAACTCAAGTCATAGGTATGACAACTCCTGAGACAGAACAACAAGCATCACGCGTGCAAGAGTTTATGAACTATCAGCTTATGCAAGTGATGAAAGAGTATGATCCTGAAACCGATCAGATGTTGTTCTATCTACCACTGAGTGGTTCAGCTTTTAGAAAAGTTTATTACGACCAAAATGTTAATCGAGCTGTTTCTAAATTTATTCCAAGCGAAGACTTAATTGTGCCTTATGGCACAACTGACTTGCACAGTGCCAATAGAGTAACTCATGTGGTGAGCATGTCCATGAATGATGTGCGCAAGTTACAGCAAGTAGGTTTTTACAAAGACATAGATATCAGTGATGACAGTTATAACGCTGATGAATATGACGATGTGCAAGAAGAGATAGATGATATTCAAGGCATCAAGCCTAGCTATGGCGATGATGACATGTGTCAACTCCATGAGATTCACACTGATTTAGATATCACTGGCTATCAAGACATGAACGCTGAAGGTGAAGAGACAGGCATCAAACTGCCTTACATCGTTACCATTGCTGATGACAAAGTTTTATCTATCAGAAGAAACTACAAACAAGAAGATCCACTCAAACAAAAAATTAATTACTTTGTGCATTACAAGTTTTTACCCGGTCTAGGTTTCTATGGCTTTGGTTTAACGCACATGATCGGAGGCTTATCGAAAGCCTCAACCTCAATCTTACGACAATTAATCGATGCAGGCACATTATCTAATTTACCAGCAGGGTTTAAAGCTCGTGGGATTCGTATTCGCAATGACGATCAACCTTTACAACCTGGCGAGTTCCGTGACATGGACGCTCCGGGAGGAAGTTTGCGAGACGCTTTCGTACCGCTACCGTTCAAGGAACCTTCTCAAACGTTACTTTCTCTCCTGGGAATCCTTGTTGATAGTGGAAGGCGTTTCGCTTCGATTGCTGATTTGCAAGTGGGCGATGCCAATGCCAATGCACCAGTAGGCACAACGGTTGCCTTGCTTGAGCGTGGCACGAGGGTTATGTCTGCAATTCACAAACGTTTGCATTCAAGTCAGCGCATAGAGTTTGAACTCCTTGCGCAAGTCTTTGCTGAGTATTTGCCACCAGACTACCCATACATGACAGCCAATGGCAATCAAGTTATCAAGCAAACAGACTTTGATGAGCGTGTGGATGTCTTGCCGATCTCAGATCCAAATACTTTTTCTATGTCTCAAAGAGTCATGATGGCTCAAGAGTTACTTAGAACAGTACAAAGCAATCCAGAGATTCATGGCCCCAATGGTATTCACGAAGCTTACAGAAGAATGTATGCATCGATGGGTGTGCAAAACATAGAACAGTTATTGCCACCACCCCCACAACCACAACCCATGGACCCTGCAAGTGAGAACGCAGGGTTAATTTCTGGTTTGCCACAACAAGCTTTTGCAGGCCAAGATCATGACTCTCACATTAATTCACACATGTCTTTGTATGGCACTGTAACTGCACAAACCAATCCGCCAGTTTTATCTTTGATACAAGCACACATTTATCAGCATGTATCTTTTAGAGCGGCTGAGATAGTGGATCAACAAAATGCACAGAATCCAGAGTTTCAAGCAATGCTACAGCAAATCAGTATGTTGCCACCGGAAATAGCCATGGGCTATCAGCAACAACTACAGGATTCTGTGGCTCGTGATGTGGCCGCAGTGGTATCGCAGTTGACTGAACAAATCAATCAAATGTTTATGCCACCTCCGCCTATGCCAGATCCATTGGTAGAATTAAGAGGCAAAGAACTAGACATTAAAGCTGATGATGTACAACGCAAGCGTGAAGAGTTTGCACAACGTCAACAGTTTGATGCAATGAGAGTTATGCAAAACAAAGATCTTGCAGAGCAAAGACTAGCAATTCAACAAGAAATTGCTATGATGAAAGATGCTATTGCTCGTGAAAGAATCGAACAACAGAATCAATTTAAAGCAATGGATATCATGCGAGGTAACAAATGAGTTCAGTTAGACAAAAAATGGCGGCCATTAACAAGGCTGCGATGAAAGAAGAAGAGGCAAGATTACAAAATGGCAATCAACCGATCATCAATGAAGATGCAAATAACGAAGCCGAAAAGGTCGAGAAAAAAGCTGTTAAAAAAACAGTCGCTAAAGTTAAAAAAACTGCGACTAAAGCTAAAACCAAAGCGAAAAAAACAACAGCTAAAAAAACCAAAAGTAAGAAGAGTTAAAGTTGCCTCTAAAAAAAGGTAGCAGTAGGAAGACAATATCTGCTAACATAAAAGAGTTAAAGAAATCTGGCAAGCCGCAAAAACAAGCGGTGGCCATCGCACTAGCGCAAGCTGGTAAGAAAAAAAGAAAGGTGAGTAAAAATGGAAAAAGTAAAAAACGTAAAAGCAAGCGTTAATATTAAAGACCAAGGCACTGTTAATTACAAACAAACAGAGGAGATGCCAAACCCCGGTGCACCTAAACCATATGGCAAAGGTAAATCTCGTGGTGGAGGAGCTGCATTGAGAGGCACTAAGTTTAGCGGAGTTTATTGATGAGCGGAATTGCAAGAGTTGCGCCTCAAGGTATTTCTAGACCAGATTTAGAATCAGAGCGTATGGGATATACGCCTGCTAGGGGTGTTCCCGGATATGCTCAAGGCTTGGGTCAAGCACCCGGACAAATGGCAATGCCACCAGAACCCATGCCAATAGGCAGACCTACAGCAGTTGTAGGTGGACCAGCATATTTTACCCCCCAAGGCTACAATGCCCCACCTCAGCCCACAGAAGCTTTCATGCCAACTGATAGAAGACCTGATCCAATTGGGCAACAGTTTATGCGTCAATACGAAAGCCCAATGGGTCAACAATTTATAGATCAGTACGAAGCAACGCAAGCTCCAATGAGAGAAGCTGAAGCAGCGGCTCGTGCTGAAGCGCAAGCAGCTCAAGATGCAAGGTTTCAAGAAATGATGGATCGTATCGCAGAACTAGAAGGCCAGTTGGCTACGCCAGAACCTGCTCCAATGCCTGATCCAGAACCTTTTGTACCAGGCGGTCCTTTTCCCGGAATACCAGATTTTATAAGAGACATAGATTTTAGTAATCTACCTGGTTTATCAAACTTTGACTATGATGAAATTATGAATCAGTTTAAAGAAAAAAAAGATTTGGGTGATCGTATTCCGAAAACAATGAAAGAAAATGATTCATTGGGTGGATTGTTTAGAAGTAAACCTGTAGACATGCCTACATTTACTCCTCCTGTAGAAATGCCTAGATCTACTCCTTTTATTGGTTTTAATGACGCAATTGCTTTGGATAAAGATGGAAATCCAACTAGGAGATATCCAGATTCTTTTTATGACAGACCTATGGGACCGGGTAATCCTTTGTATGATGCTCCTCCTGATATGGTTGCTCCAACTTTTACTTTTGGTAATCGAGATGTAGATCCTGTCTTAACAAAACCAATATTTAATCGCCCTACAAGTCCTATTGGCATTGATCCTTTTGAGGGTATTACAACCCCTATAAATCCTAATGTGTCAAACACACCTAAATTTGATTTACCAAGTACAGGTAGGAGACCAATGATTCCAAGTTTTAGAAACATCAATTTAAGATAAACACTACACCGGCAGGAGAGAGCCATGGATAGCGTAAAACTCGCGGAGTATTTTTTTAAGACTTTGCGCAAAAGAGAACAGGATTTAGTTGACAGTCTTTCAGCAGGGAATGTACAATCCATGGAAGACTACAAATATCATATGGGTGCGTTGTCAGCCGTTCGCTCACTCATAGACGATTTAAAAGAAACGCTGCATATGGATGATATCGATGAATGACAAAGTCGCAGAAAATATAAAAGAAGAATCCTCATCAGAATTAGATCAAGCTTTTGTAAAAGAAGATTCAAGAGTCTTAGATCCCACCTTATTAAACAAATCATTATTAGATAGAATGCCGTCTCCAACAGGTTGGAGAATATTGGTATTACCTTATCGTGGCAAAGGCGTAACTGAAGGCGGTATTCAATTGGTCAAAGAAACCATGGACAGAGAGTCTCTATCTACAGTGGTTGCTTACGTTCTAAAAGTTGGCCCTTTAGCTTATAAAGAAACAGAAAAATATGGAAACAAACCCTGGTGTCAAGAAAAAGACTGGGTATTGATTGGCAGATACGCTGGATCTCGTTTCCGTTTAGAAGACGATCACGAAGTCAGAATCATTAATGATGATGATGTAATTGGAACTATTTTAGATCCGGATGATATTAAATCTTTATAAGAGGTAATTATGGCTAATGAAGCAGAAAGTATAGATGTTGAAATAACAGAAGAAAAAATTGAAAAGGCCGCTCTGCCTGAAAAGAAAAGAGTTGAAGAAGAAGTTAGTGATGAGGCTGTTGAAATATCATTAGGTGATAATTCTCAAGAAGTATCTCCTGTCACTGAAGATGAAGTTAAAGAAGATTTTGAGGTTTCTCCTAAAGTAGAAGAAGAAGCAAAAGATTTATCTGAGGTAGAAAAAAGAGCATCTCTAGCACAAAACAGAATTAACAAAGCAGTAGCGCAAGCCAAAGAGTTCCAAAGAAGAGAGCTTATGGCAGTGCAGTATGCTAAAGATCTTAAAGATCAAAACGAAAAATTAAGACAACAACAAAAGTCTTTCTCTAGTAGTTACAGTGATGAGTTCACCAACAGGGTTGAATCTCAAATGACTTTAGCAAAACAAGCTTTAAAGCAAGCAACAGAAGCTGGTGATCCAGAAGCTGTTGCTGCCGCTACTGAGGCTTTAACTTTAGCTACGACTGATAAAGCTAGACTTGAGCAATATTCTCAAGCACAAAAACAATATGAAGAACAAGAAGCCGCTTATTTAGCGCAACAACAAAATCAACCTATAGAGACAACTGCTCAACCAGCTGAAGAGTTTAATGAGCCATCACCTAAAGCTCGTGAATGGGCGCAGAAGAATACTTGGTTTGGACAAGACCAAGTTGCAACGTCAGTTGCATTTGCTGTTCATAAGCAATTAGAGAATGAAGGCTTTGACACTGACTCAGATGAGTATTATAGTGAGATAGATAAACGAGTGCGACAAGAGTTGCCTCACAAATTTAACGTGGAAGCTGACAAAAAACCCGTCCAAACAGTCGCTTCGCCAACACGCACAACATCGACTGGACGCAAACAAAAAAATCGTATCGAGTTGACACCGAGCGAACAGCTACTAGCTAAAAAGCTTGGAGTGTCATTTAAAGATTACGCAATACAAAAAGCGAGGCTACAAAAATCATGAGTAAGAAAGAGATAAAAGTAACAAGAGCTAACAGCAACGATGATAGAGCTCCAAGAGATTCAGAATCTAGAGCTAGACAAGAGAGACCAAAAGCATGGAAAATGCCAAGTGCTCTTGAGTTACCTGAAGAGGCTATCGAAATTGCAAAATCTCAAGGGATTGTTTATCGCTGGGTAAGAGAATCTGTAGCTGGCCAAGATGACAAAACGAATGTCTCAAAAAGATTTCGTGAAGGATTCGAGCCGGTTAGACCAGAGGAACTCCCCGGATTTCATGATTTGCCTATAGTCGATGATGGTCGACATGCTGGAATTATAGGTGTTGGTGGGTTAATACTGTGCAAGATACCGAAAGAAATCGCAGAACAGCGTAATGAATATTTCGCGGCCCAAACTGATAACCAAATGAATGCAGTAGAGAACGACCTAATGCGTGAAGAAAATCCTGCGATGCCTATCTCTAGAGATATGAAATCAAGGGTAACATTTGGCGGAGGAGGCAAATAATAATTTGTTTCTTCTTTTAATTTAACCTTATTTAAAGGACATAACTATGGCAAACCAAAATGCTGCTTTCGGCTTGAGACCTTTAGGCAAATTAGGTAGTAATGTAAATTCCGAAGGAACTACAGAATACTCAATTGCTTCAGGTGCAAGCGGAAACATATTTTCAGGCGATCCAGTTAAGATGGCTTCTACAGGTACTATTTTAGTAGCTGCAGCTGGCGATCAATTACTGGGAGTCTTTAGGGGATGCAGATATACCGATTCTAGTGGAGAAATAATTTATTCTTCTTACTGGCCTAATGGTACTGTCTCATCAGACGCGGTGGCTTTCGTAGTTGACGATCCTAATGCATTATTTGAAGTAGAAAGTGCTGCAACTGGTTCAGTTGTACAAACAGTTGTTGGTAACAACGCTGATATTGTATACGCTACTGGTTCAACATCAAATGGACAGTCTGCTGTTACCATCAGTGGAACAACAGCTGCTACTACTGCTCAACTTAGAATTGTTGGAATTTCTAACGATCCTGAGAATAATACTTTAGGTACTGGTTCTCAATCAGCTAACGTCAATATGATAGTCAAAATTAACGAGCATTTTTACGCTCAAGTAACTGGAGTATAACCAATGGCGATTAATCGTTCACAATTAGCGAAGGAGCTCGAGCCTGGTTTAAATGCCTTATTTGGCATGGAATACAACAGGTACGAAAACGAGCACGCGGAAATCTTTGACACTGAATCTTCAGATAGAGCATTTGAAGAAGAAACCTTAATAGTAGGTTTCGGTAACGCACAAGTAAAACCAGAAGGAAACGGAGTCGCATTCGACAACGCTTCAGAAGGATTTACTGCAAGGTATTCACATGAAACCGTTGCGTTAGCATTCGCTCTAACAGAAGAAGCAATCGAGGACAACCTCTACGATAGACTAGGAGCTAGATATACAAAAGCTCTAGCTAGATCTATGGCGCACACCAAGCAAGTAAAAGCTGCTTCTGTGTTGAACAATGCTTTCTCATCAAGCTTTACCGGTGGAGACGGAGTATCACTCGTGAATACTTCTCACCCATTAGTAGGCGGAGGAACATTTTCAAACAGACCAAGCACTTATACTGACTTAAATGAGACTTCATTAGAAGATGCTCTTATTTCTGTTTCAACTTTTGTTGATGACAAAAATATGATTCTTGCTTTACAAGGAACTAAGCTAATCATTCCACCACAACTTCAGTTCGTGGCTGATAGATTGCTTAACACTCCTGGTAGAGTTAGCACTTCTGACAATGACATCAATTCAATAAGAAATATGGGAATGGTCCCAGAAGGTTACACAGTTAACCATTTCTTAACTGACACTGATGCATGGTTCTTGAAGACTGATTGCCCAGATGGCTTTAAACACTTTGAGAGATCTGCTCTTTCTACTTCTATGGAAGGCGACTTTGATACTGGCAATGTCAGATTCAAAGCTAGAGAGAGATATTCTTTTGGTTTCTCAAACCCAAGAGCTGTCTTTGCATCACAAGGTGCGTAATCCTATTTTGGATTAAGTGTTTGAAACACTTGAGTAAGGGAGCTTCGGCTCCCTTTCTTTTTTCTTGTATTTAACATACAATCGAATAAACCGGGATTAACAAGTTGCACCAACTGGCTCGGCAGACTTACTCCAAAGATGGCGCAACATATTTAGTTAGGAGAAAATAATGGCTAAATCAACTTTTTCAGGTCCAGTTAGATCTATATCTGGATTTATTTCAGCAGGTAATACTGCTATTGTCAGTTTAACTGCTGATACAACTTTAACCGTAGATGCACACTCAGGTAAGGTGCTTACTTGTAATGATGCTGATGGTAAATTTACTTTGCCCTCAATTGTTACAACTGCACCTACTGATCCTACAGATCCTAATTCATTAAATAATTTAGGAGCTACTTTTATTTTTGTTATTGAGACAGCAGCAACTGACCTCGATATTAAAACTGATGGCACAGATAAATTTGTAGGTGGTCTTTACACTGGTGTTAACAATGCAACAGGTAAAACTTTTATTTCAGGCGCATCTAACGATGTTATAACTCTTAATGGTTCAACTAAAGGTGGTCTTGCAGGATCTATAATTAAGTGTACTGCTATGGGATCTGCTAAGTATGCCGTTGAAGGTATAACACTTGGCTCTGGAACTTTAGTAACTCCATTTGCTGACGCTTAATAATAGGAGTTAAATATGGCTGATACAGTTACATCCCAAACAATACAGGATGATGAAAGGCAAGCTATTTTAAAATTCACCAATGTTTCTGATGGCACTGGAGAAAGTGCTGTTAAAAAAGTTGATGTATCTGCATTATCTGCAAATAGCAAAGGTGAAGCTTGCACTAAAGTATCTGTCGCTCGTATTTACTGGATGACAAGAGGCATGGGTGTAAACATGGAATTTGATGCTACAGCTAATGTATTATTTGCAGGCTTGCCCTCTGATAGTACAGGCGATGAGTATTATGACTATTTTACTGCTATACCTAACAATGCAGGTAGTGGCGTAACTGGTGATATAGATTTCACCACAGTTGGTCATTCGAGTGGAGATACTTATAACATTATTTTGGTGTTAATTAAAAAGTACGATTAATTTTTATGGTACGCAAAAGAACTAAAATGCCTCCACGCAGTAAGAGGAATTTTAGACCCACTAAAAAGGGTGCTGGCATGACAAAAGCTGGGGTCAAAGCGTACCGTAAATTAAATCCAGGTTCTAAATTAAAAACTGCTGTAACAGGCAAAGTTAAAAAAGGGAGCAAGGCCGCTAAAAGACGCAAGTCTTATTGCGCTAGATCTCTTGGCCAACTTAAACGCAGTTCAGCTAAAACAAGAAACAATCCTAATTCTAGAATAAGACAAGCTAGACGTAGGTGGAAATGTTAGTTAAACAGAGGACAAATTATGTTTAAAAAAACTAAAGGCTACTCTAAAGGTGGCAAAAAAGGTGGAATGAAACCTAAAGGAATGGCTAAAGGCGGTATGACCAAAGGTTATAAAAAAGGTGGCATGACTAAGGGTTATAAAAAAGGCGGCATGACTAAAGGCTACAAGAAAGGTGGAATGACCAAAGGATATTCTAAGGGCGGAAAAGTAAGCAAGTAAAAGTGCCTTATTTATACAGTAACATACCCCACTTTAAGTGCTGGGTAAGGAGAGAGTACACGCATAACCATGATAAATATCATGGTGAATTTTTACATGCCATGGCTGTTGGTGTTACCACAATGCCAAACAGATGTCTTAGTTTTCACATTATATTTACAGGCGTAGAAGCTGATGGTGAGCCAGAGGACACAGTTCATGGTGGAGCTATGTGGGCTCGCATGCCTATAACAGCTTTAGTTGGCGATACACCTTTTGAAGAATGGGCAGAGCCAATGCAAGTTCATGATGCACAGCCTTGGGATTGTTCTTCGCATCACAATTCAGTTTATGTCATAGATAGGGCAACGCCATGTCCTTGGCTTGCAAAGATAGATGGCAAAATGTTCCCGGCTAAATATTACTTTACCGTTGATTATGCAGAAAGCGAAATAGCAGACGATCCAGCGCAACATAAAAGCAGTCATGTTTTAGAGCTTCTTGATGCAGGCGAATGGACAGGAAACATTGTAGCGTTGCCAAATAATAGAGTTAGAGTTACACATCCTGCTTGGTTTCAAGTTGGAGAGGGAGCACCTGACTTTAGACCTTCTCAACATATACATTATTCTAAATCTGATTTAGACTATACTTTAGATGTCAATCGAGTATTCGATAATTTATACAACGAGGATTAATCATGGCAAGTTCAGGTAGTACAGATTTTGAGCCAAACGTAGCTGAGTTTGTAGAAGAAGCGTTTGAAAGATGTGGCCTGGAACTTAGGACTGGATATGACTTAAAAACAGCTAAAAGATCAATTAATCTTATGTTAGCTGAATGGGCTAACCGTGGTCTTAACCAATGGACTATAGAGCAAGAAACTGTCACTGTAGTACAAAGTCAAAACGACTATACTTTAAACGCTAACATAGTTGATGTATTGGATTGTTCTATAAGAAGAACAGTTAGTGGAACAACCACTGATTTACAAATGTCTAGAGTTAGTAGATCTGAATACTTAAATATTCCTAATAAAGCAAGCGAATCAAGACCATCGCAATATTTTTTAGATAAATTAAATACTCCTGTTTTAAAAATATGGCCATCACCAGAAAACTCTACTGATATTTTAGTATTCAATAAAATTGTAAGAATGGATGATGCAGACGCAGCAACTAATACCATGGACATGCCATTTAGGTTTTATCCCTGTTTTGCAGCTGGTCTAGCATATTACATATCTATAAAAAAAGCACCAGATAGAGCTGTCATGTTAAAACAAATGTATGAAGAAGAGTTTGAAAGAGCTTTATCACAAGATGAAGACAGGTCTTCTTTTAGAATTGCGCCTTATTTAAGACACGGATACTAATATGGCATATGCTTCAGCAAAATATGCAAAGGCTATTTGTGATAGATGTGGTTTTGAATATAAATTATTAAAACTTAGAGAAGAATGGAATGGTTTAAAAACTTGCCCTAGTTGTTATGAACCAAAACATCCGCAGTTAGACCCATTACCACATGTAATTGATCCAGAGGCTTTATATGAACCTAGGCCCAACAATGACCAAGAAGTTGGCGAGGGTTTCGTTGTCGTAATATACAACGACATTACAAAACAACATTATATGGATAAAGATATCATAGGATCTAATTTTTTATTGTCTAGAATGGATGGAGAGTTAGGCAGCATAACTGTTAGCACTGATGGTTCAGTAACACCAAGCCCAAGCCCTACACCTAGTCCTACACCTAGTCCATCTGTTACAACTTATACAGTAACTGTGGCAAGTTATTACGGCTCTAATTATTTCTACATCGATGGCTCTAGAGCTCCTACATTAAGTCTTACAGAAGGCCAAACTTATAAATTTGACCAGTCAGATAGCACTAATGGCAGTCATCCGTTAAGATTTTCAACTACTGCAAATGGCACTCATGGTGGCGGATCTGAGTACACTACTGGCGTAACGACATCAGGAACACCAGGGTCTTCAGGAGCTTACACCCAGATAGAAGTTGCAAGTGGAGCTCCTACACTTTACTATTACTGTACTAATCACTCAGGTATGGGTGGACAATTGAATACATAATATGAGTAGTCCAATTACATTATCAGAACTTAAAACGTTAATTCAAAATTATACTCAAAACAGTGAAACAACTTTTGTTAGCACTTTGGACGATATAATAAAAAATACTGAAGAAAGAATATTTGAGCTAGTGCAATTTGATTATTTTAGAAAAAATGTAAAAGGTTTGATGACAGCTGGTTCTAGATTTTTAACAACACCAGATGATTTTGAATTATCTTTTTCATTAGCTGTAATAAATACAAATGGAGATTATAGTTTTTTAGATAAAAAACATACTAGCTTTATGCAAGAATATTCTCCAGACCCAACAGACTCTGGTTCTCGTGGACTGCCTTTGTATTATGGAGATTTTGATAAAGACTTACATACAGGAACAAAGGAATCTACTATTATTATAGCCCCGGTGCCAGACCAAAATTATGATGTGGAACTGCATTATTTATATAAACCTAATTCTTTAGTTACAGATACAACAGGCACATGGATATCAGAACATGCAAGAAATGGACTTCTTTATGGCTGTTTAGTAGAAGCTTATACTTTTATGAAAGGTGACGTAGAGATGATGAATTTATACGAATCTAGATTTCAACAAGAAATGGCTAGACTTAAAAACAAAGCAGAAGCAAGAGGTAGAAGAGACGAATATAGATATGACTCTTTAAGATCACCGGTTACATAAGGAGAGAAAGATGGAACCAATCAAAAAGCTAGAGGGCAAGACTGTGGCCATAGTAGGTATGGGCAAAAGTTGGTTTGACTATAATTTAGCAAAATCACATGGCGCACATTTCGATGAAGTGTGGACAATAAATTCAGTAGCATCAGTTATATTTCATGACAGAGTTTTTATGATGGATCCACCATCTAGATTTTTAGATACTGATGATGCAGGCGGCCAAACAGATAGCATGTCTAAATTATTACAAGAACATGAAGGTCCAATATATACATGTGAATTAGATGAAAGATGTCCGGGATTAATTGAATATCCTATTGAAGAAGTATTAGGTGCATGTGGTTGTCATTACTTAAACAACACTGTTTCATACGCAGTTGCTTTTGCTATTTGGAATAAAGTTGAAAAGATAAAAATGTTTGGTGTAGATTTTGGTTACAAAGGAAATTTATATTTTGCAGAAGCAGGTCGTGCATCTGTTGAGTTTTGGTTAAGTAAAGCTATGAATCAAGGCATTCAAGTTGAAGTTGCACATACGAGTTACTTATTAGATACAGCAGTTCCAAATAATGAAAAACTTTATGGTTATCATAGATTAGATGATCCATTGGTCGTAATAACCAACGAACATGGACATTTAATTCCAAAAAAACAAAGTGAAGTAATGCAATATAAACAAGAGCCAGAACCAGTTTTAATAGATAGAAATGATACTCATCTACAAAAAAATAGAGCTGGAGATCCAAAAGTATGGTAATAAGTTATAAAGCTGGTCCAGAGCTTGGAATAATTGAAGTGCATACAACAAGCAATGGTGGACACTCAATAGAATTTTGGGCAGACTTATGCGTAAAAAAAATTGTAGCAGTTAGCGAAGATGCTCCACAAGATATTAAAGATCAAGTAAAAACCTATCAAGACAACATCCAAAAAGTTATTGAACAGTATATGCAAAATGCTATAAAATCTGATAGGATTACATTAAACAATAAATTAGAAAAAGCAGGTTTGAAAGAAGCTGCTGATTTAATTAGGAAAAACTATGGCAATATCATCAACTCTAACGACAAGCTTTAAAAAAGAATTACTGCTTGGCAATCATAATTTTGCAACTAATGGAGATACTTTCAAACTTGCTTTATATACAAGTTCAGCAACATTAGGAGCTACTACAACTTCGTTCACAACAACTGGACAAGCCAGTGGAACTAATTATAGTTCAGGCGGAGGCACTTTAACTAAAGTTGCACCGACTAGCTCTGGCACAACTGCTTTTACTGACTTTGCTGATTTAACATTCAGCACAGCAACGGTAACTGCTAGAGGTTGCATGATTTATAATTCAAGTGATAGTAATAAATCTGTAGCTACTATAGATTTTGGTGGCGATAAAACATCCACCGCTGGAGACTTTACTATTGTATTTCCAGCTGCTGCTGCTTCTACAGCGATTATAAGAATCGCCTAGCCTTAAATGGCTATCATTAACGGCTGGGGCCGAGGCACATGGGGTCAGCTCACATGGGGCGAACCTATACCAGTCACACTATCAGCTCCAGGAGCAGGAACCTCTGCCCTAGGAACAATATCAGTTGTAGCGAAAGCTAAAGTATCACCTAGCGGTTTATCTGCTACAGTCACTAATGGAGGAGCAGCTATTGATGCTGGTGGTGTTGTAGGAGTTAATGGCTTTGCAGGCGTATCTGCTTTAGGTACAGCTACAACTATATCAAACAATAGTATAAGTGTTAGCGGCCTTGCAGGTACAACAGGCGTTGGATCTATTGTCCCGGATGCAGAAGCGAATGTATCATTAACTGGTCAAGAAGGTATTGGAGCTGTAGGCTCTCCAACCACTATAGCCAAAGCCAATCAAACTCCAACAGGACAAGCTGGAACATCAGCTTTAGGTACTGCAACCACTCAAACTGATAATAGGTTTGAAACAGTCAACTTTAATGCTAATGGTCTTGTTGGATCATTTACATTTAATTGTAAAGCTAATGTTACAATTACAGGTGTATCAGCCACAGGAGAACTCGGCACTCCGTTTAAATGGCAAGAGGTAGATGATAATCAAACTCCTAATTGGACAGAAGTGGCGGCATAATTTAATATAGAGACGAGGTAAAAAACTATGGCAACTTACGTTAATAATTTAAGGTTAAAAGAAATAGCAACAGGTGACGAGTCTGGAACTTGGGGTACTTCTACAAATACCAATTTAGAGCTAATAGGAGAGGCTTTAGGTGTAGGAACAGAAGCAATTACTACCAACGCAGATACACACACCACAACAGTTGCAGATGGTAGTTCTGATGAAGGCAGGGCTTTTTATTTAAAATATACAGGCACGTTAGATTCAGCTTGCACAATAACTATTGGCCCTAATACTATGAAAAGGGTTCAAATAATTGAAAATGCAACAAGTGGATCCCAAAATATAATTATATCGCAAGGATCTGGAGCTAATGTAACTATCGCTCCAGGCAAAGTAGCAGTCGTTCAATTAGATGGAGCAGGTTCTGGAGCAGCAGTTTTAGATGCGCTTACAGATCTAGCTGTTACCGATAGCTTATCAATCAATGGCACAACCTTAACCATAGGTGATGCTACTGCTGAAGATACTAAAATAGTATTTGATGGTAATGCACAAGATTTTTACATAGGCCTTGATGATAGTGCAGATGATTTAGTCATAGGTTTAGGATCAGCAGTAGGAACAACACCTGCAATCTCAGTGGATGAAAACCAAAATGTTACCATGCCACAAATAGTTACTGCATCTACTTCAGCTAATATTACTCAAGTAGCTTTAACAGATGGCACAGTATCTTGGGATGCAAAAGCTGCAGCAAATGCTTTCTTATTACTAGAAGAAAATTCAACCATAGGTAGCCCAAGTAATTCAGTAGAAGGAGCTATTATTAGTATTGAAGTAGCACAGCACGCTTCGAGCGGTCCATATACTTTGGCATGGAACGCAGTATTTGAGTTCGTTGGTGATGAAACTCCAACACAGACAGCTACAGACGCTAAGACTGATATATATGCTTTTAGATATAATGGTTCAAAATGGCAAAATATCGGTATTAGTCAAAACTTAACCCAAAGCTAATGCTTGAACTATTTTTAGCTTTTTGGATTATATTTGGTTATTTATTACCTAATCCTGAAGATTACTAATGGAAACTTTACAAAGAACAGCTAATCGAGGAAGTGTTTCTACTGGATATGATGTTGTTAATTCTTTAAAGTTTGAAGCTGATAATACTGAATATCTTACAAGAGATGTTAGTAGTGCAGGAAGTAGATACACAGGCACTATTAGTATGTGGATTAAAAGAACAGAAATTAGCACTGCTCAATATCTTTTTACTTTTGGTAATACTGATAATGATAATGGTAGAACTTTTGCTAGGTTTCAAGCAGATGATACATTAAGAATAGCTGGTGGAACTACTACTTGGCGAAATACAGACAGAGTGTTTCGAGATGTTTCTGCTTGGTATCATATTGTAATAGCTTTTGATACAACACAAAGCACAGCTAATGATAGATTTAAACTGTATGTAAACGGGGTGCAAGAAACTTCTTTTAGCACTACAAATAATCCAAGTCAAAATGATAATTTAGGGATTAATTTTGAAAAACAAGTTATAGGTTATAACTCTATTGATAATGGACAACCTTTTGCTGGTTATATGTGTGAAATTTGTTATCAAGACGGCACTGCATCAGCACCTACAGAGTTTGGTGAGTTTGATAGTGGTAGTGCAATATGGAAACCAATAGATGTAGCAAGCAAACCTTCAGGCACTAATAAATTTTATTTAGATTTTGAAGATTCTTCTAATTTAGGTAATGATGTAAGTGGTGGTACAGATTTTACTGAAAACAATGTAGCAGCTGCAGATCAAGCAACTGACACTTGCACCAATAATTTTTGCACAGGAAATAATTTAGTTAGATTTACTAACCCATCAAGTCAAATTGTTACAGAGGGTGGAACTTTAATGACTAAAGGTGCTAATGGATGGGAAACTATATCAGGAACAATTTATGTTACAAAAGGCAAATGGTATTGTGAGGTGCAATCCATACTAAATTCAAATACAACAGCACAGTGTAGTGTCATGCCTGATGATAGCCCTATAATTAGTGCAGGTGGAGCAATATCTAATTATCCAGGATCTCAATCTGGAGATGGTGGTGTAAGTTATTATGCTAACAATGGTAATAAATACCTTGATGGTGGTAATTCTTCATATGGTGATAATTGGAAAAGTGGTGCAGGTCTTGGCGATATTATGGGTATAGCTTTAGATATGGATAATGGAAAAGTTTATTTTGCAAAAGCTAATGTTTGGCAAAACTCAGGTGATCCTACCAGTGGTGCTACTGGAACTGGTGCAATAGACTTACCCTCTCCAACAAAAGCATATACTATGGCAGCTGCAATATACGCAAACAATAATAGTATTGCAATAAATTATGGTGGTTATACTTATACAACAATTTCAAGTGGTGCAAGTGATGCTAATGGACATGGAACTTTTGAATATGCACCGCCTAGTGGCTATTTAGCTCTTTGCACAAAAAATCTTGCATCTGATGGAGGTTCAGCATAATGGGTAAATACACAGCAATAGACGATCCATCAGCACACTTTCAAGTTAAAAAATGGACTGGTAATGCTTCAACTAATGCTATTACCCTTGATGGTAATACAGATATGCAAGCAGATTTTATGTGGCATAAAGAACAAAATGATACAAATGGTTGGCATCAATTTGACAGTAGTAGAGGAGTAACTAAATATTTTGCATCAAATAGCAGTGCTGTTGAATCTACTTTTTCAAATTATTTAAGTTCTTTTGATTCTAATGGTTTTACAGCGGCAGGTGGTGATAGTTCTATGAACTCTAGTAGCACTGCTCAATGTTCTTGGTTGTGGAAATCAGGTGCTGGATCAACTAGCTCTAATACAGATGGTGGACTTACAACTACAATTCAAAGTAATTCTACTGCTGGTTTCAATATAGGAACTTACACTGGAAATGGTGGCTATACAACTATTGGTCATGGTTTAGGTGCTATTCCTGACCTTGTAATTATTAAAGGTGTAGATGGAAATGGACAAGGTGGTGCGGCTCAATATTGGGTAGTTGGAATGCCTAATACAACAACTTTTGGAAATGGCGGCAGTAAAACTCTGTTTTTAGACACAGATTCTGCAATCGCAACTAATACTACTATATGGTATAACACAGCATTTACTACCACAACAATTCCTATAGGACCGCATGCGGCAGTAAATGGTAATACAGCAGGATATATTTTTTATGCTTTCAAGAACATACAAGGTTTTAGCAAAGTGGGTGAATATACAGGTGCTGGTAGTAGTTCTCCATTTGTTTATACAGGTTTTAAACCAGCTTTTGTTCTTATTAGAAGAACAGATTCAGCAAACAGTTGGGGAATTGTAGATAATAAACGAGGGTTTAATGGTGATACTAAAACTGTATTTGCTGATTTAACAAACGCAGAATCTAGCACTTATACATTAGATTTATTATCTAATGGATTTAGACCTAACAGCAATCACAGTATTTTTAATCAAAATTCTGGTAATTATGTCTATATAGCATTTGCAGAAAACCCTTTCGTTTCATCAACTGGTATACCAACAACAGCTAGGTAAAATAATTAATTTGAGGTAATATAAAATTATGTGGGCATTAGTAGAAGATAGTAAAATAAGTAAGGTTTATAATAAACCTACACAATTAACAATAGGGGATGTTAAATATCCTAGTAATATTCATAGCCTTTGGTCTGAGGCAGAGCTTAAAGCTATAGGTATTTATGAAGTTATTATAGACAACACTAATTATAAAGATCCTGAATATTATATTAATACAAATCAGTCTTTTGCATTTGCTAGTAATAAAGTAACAGCAACTTATGGAACAGCTACAGCAAAAGATTTAGATACTTTAAAAACAGAGCATTGTCAAAGAATAGACAATCAAGCTTACGGTTTATTACAACCTAATGATTGGATGGTAGTTAGAAATGCAGAAAGTTCTAAAGCTATACCCTCAGATTGGTTAGATTACAGAGTAGGAGTAAGAACAGCAGCAACTGACATGAAAACAAAAATAAATGCAGTTGCAAATGTAGATGCTTTAGCTGATCTTTATAAATACAATGATGCTACACCACCAGTAAGACCACTGGGTGAGTTTCCAACTCCACCAACTTCATAGGAGATAATTATGGTATATATGTTAGATTTAATATTAAAATTAATTCAAATCATTCCTTGGGTTGTTACAGGAGCTTCTTTAATAGCTTCAATAACTCCAACCCCGCGTGATGATGTATGGATTGGTAAAATTTATAAGCTAATAGATTGGTGTGCAATCAATATTGGCAAGGCGAAAGATAAATGAGTTGGTGGAAAAAAGTAATTAATTTCTTCAAGCCTTTACCAGCAGATGAGCTGCCAAATCCCTTAAAAGAAGAAGAGTATGAAACAGAGTTAGTAAGAGCAAGAAACAAAAAAGGTAGATATGTTGCAGATGATCCATCCACCCCGGATGTAAATGAGGCTTATAAAAAAGTAAAAGTTAAAAAGAAAAAATAAGTAATGAATACATCTAATGATTCTCTCAGAAAGATAGAGTCACACGAAAGAGAGTGTGCCATTCGATATGCCAATATAGAGAAAAGATTAGAATCAGGCTCAAAAAGATTTGATAAATTAGAAAACATGATATGGGGCGTTTACCCTTTTATTGTGATAAGCGTAGTATTAGCTAAATTTTTGTAATGGACGAACACAGAAGTAGATTTTCTGGAGATATGGACCGTAATGAAGTTGAGATGGATCTCAACAAATTCATGTCTATGATAGAAGAAATATCACATCTCAAAGATAAAATTAGAGAATTAGAAGATGCTACCAATGTAAACCCGCACCAAAAATGGATTCATCTAGCTCAAGCTGTTGACTCATGGCGCATTTTCCCAAGAGCTTTTTTAACCGTATATATTATTCTTTTATATACAACAGTAATGTGGTTTATGGATTTAGAGTCTCCAAACTTTGAACAATCAGGACTTATCTCAGTAGTTGTTGGAGCAGGGGCTGCATGGTTTGGATTGTATGCTGGAACAAGCGGTAGTAGTAAAAGTTTTAAAGGCGAAGAAAAGTGAAAGATGATGACCAAAAAAAACATGACAACATAGTAGCTTGGGCTATATTAATGTTTTGTATTACATTGGCCATTGGATTTTCTTTACAAACTAAAGCACAGTCAAGTCAACAATCAGGCACAGCTTGTGTAAATGGCACTCAATATTGTGAAAATAATAGTTTAGATACAGTTAACACAACGACCACAACTAATACCAACACTAATACAAATACTAATACCAATACCAATAATACAACCACTAATAATACAAATACTTCAACAAATACAAATGTATCTACTAACACTAACACGTCAACAAATACAAACGTAAATACAAATCAAAACACCAATGTAAATACAAATGTAAATACTTCGACCGCTACTAGCACATCAAATAATACTAATACAAATATAAACACATCTACTTCAACCAGTAATGTAAATTCGACAGTAAATCAAACTGTCAATAATACGAATGTAAATACATCAACTAGCACGTCTGACAATACAAATAGAAATATTAATGAATCCACTTCGCAATCAAACGTGCAGACTAATAATGTGAATCAGAATAACAACAACACTAAATCTGATAACACCAATAGAAACATTAATGAATCAAAATCAGTTCAGACAATTAATCAAAATGTGAAGTCTGAAGCACCACCAGCTAGTGCTATTGCTCCATCTATAATGAGTTATTCACAGGATTTATGTACTACTGGTCTGAGTGGAGCTTTTCAAGGTCAAGTGTTTGGTTTGTCTGGTGGTAAATCAGTAAGAGATATGAATTGTGAAAGATTAAAACTGTCTAAATATTTATACGATATGGGTATGAAAGTAGCTGCAATATCTTTGTTGGCTCAAGACGAAAGAGTGTTTAAGGCCATGTGGCAAGCAGGCACACCTGCTCCATACGAAGGCAAGATAGGAGAAGAGGCAAAAAAATTATGGTTAGCTAATCCTTCTAAAAGGCCAGATAGAAAAGATATTGAACAAGAGTTTATTGCAGATTGTAGTCAAGAACGCAATCCCAAAAGAGATGAAATAAATAAAGATGTTGTTGGAGCAGTTAAAGTTATTTATACAAGAAAAACAAAATCTAAAAGACAATGCAAAAAAGAGTTATATGGGGGTTAATCCTTCTATCCTGCAATCTTCCGGGACAATACACATACGAGGCTAATCAGCCTTTATATGATTTGCACGATAACGCTAATAACTTTCAAGGTGAGTTAGCATACGAGGTAGTTGATGACGGTATTTCACCTGCAATTGATCTTTCTTTTGACTTTACTTTTTATGGCTCTACATTTTCACAAGCACGAATGGCGACCAATGGTTGTTTACACTTTGGCAATAGTGGCAGCTATTGCAACGACTATACTCCTGATCCACTTAACGGACAGCACACCTATACCATATACCCTTTTTGGACAGACCTAATTAGAGATAACAATTCTCGTATGAAGTCTTGGGGCGATAGTTCAAAGATGATTTTTGGCTGGTATTATCTTAGAGAATACAACCGTGCAAATACAGACAATAGTTTTGAGATAATTCTTTGGAACAACAATTCATTTGACATTCGCTACAGAGAACTAAATATTATTAACCATGATGTGTTGATTGGTGAAGTTGGTTCTAGTAAGGAAAATTCATACACCTATTACTATCACGATGAATGTAATACTGGTACAACGAACTCTTCTACTTGCGTAAACACTAACTGGAACAATACAGCTATCAATACCACATTAGAAAACGGTGGTTCTCTGTATGGATCAGGTAGTGGTAATGGTCTTGATTGTAGCAATCCACTAAATGATTCTAGTTGTAGCGGTTATGCCGATGCTTTATTAACGCAACAATGCAATATAAGCCAGCTTTATAGTGAATCATGTCCTAGTTACTGGGCAGCTTATGATGACCAGCAATGTGACGAAGATCCTCAATATGCACCCTTTTGTCCAGGTTTTAGACAAGAGGAATCAGTAGCTTTCTTTGATGACAGGAATGTTGACTTTGGTTTTGAAGATGAGCAAGAGCAATTTGCTACAGGTATATTTATAGATGATGGTCCGCATCACCATGAAGAAGAACTTTTTATTACTATAGATATTTTTGAAGAAGAAATGTTTCCGCCCTTTGAAGAGTTTGGCCATGATGACTTTGAAGATTTTTTTGGCGAGCCTGAAGAAGATGAGTTCATTATTTTATTTGAACCAGAACCTTTGCCATTTATAGATGATTTTAGACCAAGGCATGAAGATCCACTACACCAAGAAGATGTATTGTTAGAACAGTTTGTTTTACAAGAAACTTTATTTGTAGAAGATTTTACAGAACCTGAAAATTTCTTAGCTATTAATACTATAGAAGAACTTGATGATTGGTTTGAAGAAGAAACTAGAGAGATAAGAGAAGAGATCAGAGAAGAAAGAATTGCTGAAAGAGATGAGCCTGAAGAAGAGTTTATAGAAGAGATATTTGAAGAAGAGGCGGTTGAGGAAGTTTTTGAAGAGTTAGAAGAAGTGTTTGAAGAGCTAGAACAAGAAAGATTGGCAGAGGTTGAAGAAGAACAGCAAGAAGAAATTATAGAGGAGCTAGAAGTTATTGAGAGTGATGAGCCTACAGGTAAAAACAAAAATAGGGTTGTTGCACTTAATGTTATTAAAAATGCCTTAAACGTAGCCTCAAGCAGCGTAAACTATGGTTCTACTACCAATCAATCAAGTTCTAATACAAATGTCAGCTCTAGTGTTGTTAATCAGACATCTAGTTCTGGGTCTGGTGGGGGTATCAGCACATCTAGCTCGCCTAGTATTTCAGATCAATATGCTAGTGCTACAGCCCAAAACAACCAGGTTTTATCTATGAGCGGAGATGTTGGTGGATCTGTAACGATTAGTATTACGCCTATGAATACCGTTGATGGCGGTACAGAGGTAGTGATGGCTGATGTGCAAGTTCAAAACGTCCAAGGTGAAATAGATACTGCTATTGGTGGTGTAATGACTCAATCAGAAGCTGATCAAATAGCAGATAAAATTATCGCCCAAAATATAGAGGCTCAACAAGAAGAAATGCAAGAGGAACAACAAGCCACAGGTGAGTATAGTGACGAGTCCGGGCTGGTTGCTTTGATAGGATATGTTCCACAATTTAACTCATATACGCAAACCACAATCCCGGATAGTCCTAGTTGGTACACTTCTCAAGACATATACACCTCTGCTACACTAGATGACAACATAAACGCTTTTTATAATTATGCGAGTACAAATATAAATAATTTACAAAGCATGATGCAAAATCAACCTGAAATATGGAGGTAATATGGACTGGTTACAAAATA